TGCTCGCCAGTCAGCACCGACAGTAAAGTAAGCATATTCATACACTACACCATTATAGGTATAGCTGTTAAAGGCGCCATAACCGCCCCACCCACTTCCTGAGGTATAATACCCTGCTTGCTGAAGAGATGCTGAAGGCGTTTTGCATATAACTAAATAACTTTTCCCTGTTTCAATTCCAATAGGGAAAGTAACTCCTCCATAACTTTGAGTTAGCGTATAGGTTATTGTCTCTAACTCAGCATCATAAGTTAAAGCTTCAACCCCAAATGCAACCAGTCCCAAATAGTTCAGAAGTATTCTTGGTGCGCTATTTACCATATACCTGGCCGTCAAGTTTGAAGCTGACTCGGAAATTGAGGATTCGATCTCCTTAATCTTTTGGGCGATATTGAAGTTTCCACCATTAGTAGTGAAGCAATCATTTATCAATATTAAGTTTTGAGTCGAACCAGTTACGTCAAACACTTTTAAGTCATCGATAGTGTGGGTAGAACCTGCAGTTGCAGCACCTCCATGCACAAGCATTAAATACTCTCTAAAATCAGTGGAGACATCAACAAAAGCATATCGATAAGCTTGTCCACCGAGTGTTACATCATATATTCCTTTCGTCTGCGCCCACTGACCTGCTACGTTTAGATAACCCGCTTGACCTAGTGAGCTTGATGCGCTTTTGAATATCATTAAGTATGAATGATTAGCTTCAACGTCAATAGGTACTCGCATACCGTCATAACTTGCAGCTAATACATAGGTCCACGAACGAGTCACTAAATTATAGGATGTGAGTGTGCCTCCGAAATGCGGTACGGCTGCAGCAAAGTCAACTACTTTTTGAGGGGTTGCACTCTGAGCATTTTTAGCATATTCGGCACTGTTTGCGCTTGCTGCTGAAATGGCGCTCACTGCATTAGTTGCATTTACCGCATTGGTTGCATTTACAGCTTCCAATGCTTTATCTGCAAGCGTTGCTTTTATTACCTCACTGTTTCTATTCGACTTCGCATATAATGCGGCAGGGTCCAACTTTAATATTTCAGCATCTGTAAGTCCCGTAACGTCGACGATATACCACTCTTTAACGTTGAATATTTGACCAACTGCTCCGACGTTAAAACCTATATCAAGCCTAGTTGCGGTTGGTTTACTTGCGATTGAGAACCTGGCAAATAGATTTTGATATACGTTTTCTTGAAGGTTTACAGAATTAGGTCCACTCATTAATACTTTGGTAGCGGTTCCTAAGTTTGCGTTATTTATGTCATAGGCATAGGCATTCATATAACACCCAGCACCAATTGCTGAACTTCCAGAAGGTGCCGCCACTTTACCTAATAAAATAAAGTCAGTCATTTTTCCTAGGTTCTGCAATTTGGCATAAATTGTTCCATAGGTTGTTGACGAAGTAACAGTAAACACCCCATTGCTCTCAACTCCAGATGCTCCATTGTAAACAATTCCAGTATTATGCGCGCTTCCAAATAAATTACTCAATGGATTCTTCATAACCGAATTATCGATTTTAACACTACTTACAGCCTTATCACCTACTTCTATAGCCTGATAAGCTCCGCCATCTGTCCATGCCGTTCCGTTCCAGAAATATCTATGGTAATTTGCAGCCTCTCCGATTGCAGTTCTTACAAATGTCCCGGTTGTACCTGTAGATCCCCCACTGAATACAGGAGCTGTTCTTGTTCCGACGGAAGTTGCAGTGAAGGTTACTACTGCGCCGGTACCTCCAGTTGTCCAACCTGCAAACACAGCAGCCCGGATAGCTGTTGCAACGATTGTGGTAGTGGCAGCTACAACGCCTTGGATAGTGGTCGTCATCGTGCCAGTAGCGCCTGTGGTTCCTGCACTGTATGTGGCGTCAGTTTTGGTGCCTACTGCGGTTGCCGTGAATGTAACAGTTGATCCAGTGCCTCCAGTAGTCCAACCAGTGAATATAGCAGCTCTAATTGCGGCTGCTACCAAACCAGTCGTAGTTTGTACAGCAGGATCAAGCGCTACAGTAATGGGTACGCCATTTAAGTTGATTGTCACATTACCGGCCACAGTTGGAACCGCGGTAACTAGCAGTGAAGCTACTTCAGCCACACCTACCGTTACGGGAACATTCACCGCAACCCCATTCAGAGTCACAATCACATTACCAGCAGTTGTCGGGATTCCTGTAACAGTCAGAGTATCAACCTCTGCGATATTCCCAGCTACAATATGATCCCTAGTGTCTCCGGTAGGGTATGCTGCTAATAGTGAAGCCATAGTAGGCATTGTTTCACCAAGGCCGCGGTTCAACAAATCGACTTGCGCTTCAACAGCCGCTACTGACCGCTCTGCAGCCGTAAGCCTAACAGGATAAGCCGCATCCAGAGCATCCGCCCGATCCCTAAACTCCTGTTCCACGTCATCAATCCGCGCGTTCCAACCATTCACTTCCACGAGTGCATTCTCCAAAGCTAGGAAGCTTGTCTCACCCTGAATCGCCGATGAATTGATCGCACTGTTCTTCACGGTGAGTCTGAAATTATTGGATTCCACCGGCCTTCCTTCACCAGGAGGGACAAGCTGCAGCGATGCGTTGAGCGGGCCTATATTTGTGAGCATGCCACTTGTATAGACAATCTCGAATATCCCTTTTGTGATATCTACTGCAGTAAAGGCATCCAACCCAAACTTCGTCGGATCTTTCAGACTCGTCCACCCTAGATTAAGCGTATATCCGGTTAAATCCTCAACGATACCGCCATTGACAACTCGTACACGCATCTTCCGGCCGGCTTTCGCTTCCGGATTTTCGTAAAACGTTTTACCGACTTGATCCCAAGTAATGTCGGCATCTATTATAAATTGTTCTAAGACCAACATGTATCACTCCTTTTGGTAAATCGAAAAAAACTATCTATAAAGATAGCTTTTCCAAAAATATTATTTTAAGTACTGTATCAATTTTTGCTAACTATCGCTTATACTGAATACAGAAAGCGAGGTGAGAAAGTGATTGAAAACGAAGAATATTATATGCAACAACTTCACGAGCAGATTTCCTTTCTAGTTGATTCCGCACACAATTACGACAGAGGAAATTTTGCACAAGCAAAAATGATGTCCGCAATAATAAGGACTTTATTAAAAGATCCCGATTTTCCAAGGAAAAATAATAAGACAGTCAGCTTGCTTAAGCAACTGGACCGGAAAGAATCTATGAAATTTTTTAATACAGGATTTGAAGCAATTGACCCAATAATTAGTATTAATTTAGTGGGCATGGTGACCGTTCCGAGTAAGCCACCAGCGTTGCCAGGAAAGGTCGATAATATCTATTTACCTGTTCTAGAAAAAAGCAGGCACATTGATGTTAAATGGTTAAATTTCATTGATTGGTGGGAAAGCAACATTATTGTCGAACATTCTGAAAACCTTGATCTCAGCATTACGAGAAAATCAATCGTACTTACTATGGCTGAGCAAGATGGAGGGACTCATGTTGACTCTGTCGAAAATGTGGAAATTAACTATTTGAGTTTAGCGACTGCAACAAAAAGTTTATTCACTAATGTGGATCAGAGTGGATATGAGTCTCCAATAATAAATCTTCATTTTGCATTAGTACGTCAAATTGCACATGAACTAATCATCAGTATTTCTAGAGAGTTCAATTTAGGTGTATCATATACTCCTACAAATTCAATAAACCTCAGAGGAGTATCTGAAAATAACATTAAACAAGTTGGAGTATTTGCTGAAAAAGGAAAAGAAGGATCTTCACGAACAGCACATCCATTCAAACAAATGCCGAAATCAACCTTCACAACTCCAGCTAATGCAGCATATGTAAAACTATTTTTATGAAACGTCACAATGTTTAAGGATGGACAATTAGTCCATCCTTTTTAATATGAATTTCATCATCATTCAATTTTACTTTTATAAGGGTTCCCCCAATGTTTATTTTATTGCGGAAATGTCAGCTTTCATCGTTGCGTTTTCTGCTTCCAGCGCTTCAATCCTCGCCAACAACTCCTGGACCCCTTTTGTGGCCAATGCATTCGCCTTGTACAAGCTAATGGCATCATTTGTTGGGTTCGAAATAGCTGGGCTATTCTCAGCAATGAATCCGAGCTGCTTGTCAACCGTCCCATCTTGTACATCCTTAATCAGGTCGTATTCGACCACCGTCAGGTCCATAATCTGATCCAAGGCGCTGATTGTTGATTCCACGATGTTAGTTTTAATCGTTTCCGATGAAGATACGACAAAATCGGAGGCCTTTATGTTGTAATAAGCTGTCATTGTCGGATCACATATATAAAGCGACCCCGTACCATTCGGGCTGATTACAATACTTCTGTTCCCATCACGCGGCGTTTCCCAGCGGTCTGCATAATGATGGGTCGGGTTATTCGGATCCGACGTAATAAAGTCCCTCGCGATGATGTCCCGAGGATTCCCGCCCCAGTCAATAACCTTGACTACTTCCCCATTCGCGGTGCGGAGATACAAGTATTCGCCGTTTGATTCCACCCGGGCTCTGTGCGTCGATTCCGGCGCATTTCCAGTGAGGTCACCGAAGAAATCTACATAGGTGATACCACCATGCAGACGCAGGGAGGTGTTCAAGTTCGTTCCGGTGTTGTTAGGTCCCGGATATAACTTCCAACCTTCAGATGTATACGCGAGAATGCGTTCGTATGTAGTACCTGCACCATATATGATTTTTGCTTGGTCGAGGTCTAAAGTGTCTTGGGATACTGGATCAATGAACCGCATAAGCCCGGTGATGAGGTTCAGCCAGAAATTTGCGCCGCTAAGTGTCCCTGTCGTAATAGCATTGGCATCGATGTTAATAGCTTGTACAGTAGCAAAATCAACAGTACCAGCTAAAGTATCAGCACTTGTCTTTTGTAGTGCCCAGATAATTCCGTTCCAGCGATACATCTCCACCGCTCCGGAATCGACTGGCTTGTACCACAAATCATTGATATTCGATGCAACCGGTTCTGCTAAACCGGTGTAAATCTTCGTTTTGCCATCTGCAGCAAGGCGAATCGTATTTAAATTAACAGCTACTGTCTCCAGTTTTCCATCAACAGTTGTATTTATGCTCTGCGCCAAACTTGCCCGAGCTTCCCCTACTTCAATGGAATCGTATTGCTTCAGCAAATCATCCCAAACCGTTTTGATGATTTTCTCATTTGTTTTGATTCCATATTCCTCAAAGTAGATCGTTACCCAATCGCAGACATTTACTTCTTCCAGCGCTTGCGTCTCTTCGTAGTCCAATGTTTTGGCCAGATCCACATACTTGATTTTCAGATTCACTTTCGGGACGCCGATCCGATTATTGATGATGTAGGCTTCAGCTTTGGTCCGTAGTTGTTCGACCGTTGTGACATCATCCCCGGAAAAATCAACGGTGAGAATTTTCCGTCTTGCGTAATTGCTGACATATTCGCTATCAAGATAATATTCCGGCAATGTCAGAATGATTTCGTTCTGGTTATCGTCCGATACTACTGCATATGGATAGATGGAGGTATAGGTATCTGCAATATTTTCTTCTTGCTCCAGATCTGTAAGATTGCGACCGTATGCAATAAGGGCACCAGACTGCTTCCCACGGTTTGCATATAATTTGATATCGTAATTATCAAACAAGTACTCACCGCCATACGTGTCCAACAGTGATCCTTCGACACCGCCAAGCGCGTCCCTGGCATTCTTAACGTCTTTGATAGACCAGGAGCCGCTGCCCGGCAATGAAATATCAGAAAAAACAGTGAACGGGTTCGGATCAATTCCGATAATGGAATTCTTCCATGTATTCAGTGCACTTGTAGCATCACCGGAAAAACTCACGTTTGGCGGCAATGGTAAATCACGCGTCAGCATACTGACATGTTCTCCATAAACGGTTACGATGCCATTCAATGGTTTAGTAATCCTAATGATTTTGAATCGCTGATTCTTCAAATAATGCCCGGCATCAGCCTTAATCAATCGGTCTAGTTTCAAATCTGCAAACCGATCACCACTGACAGGGTATTGCATTTCCAACTCCAAAATCCCGTTACGTTCTTCCGTAACAAAGATTTGAATGGCATCCTGAAGCATTCCCAGCCCGAAATGGGTGAAGTCCGTTTCATTCGCTTTATACAAAATAGCCATTAAGCGATAGCCTCCCATCTCGGAGTGATGCTAACAGCAAATCCGGCTTCTGCCCAAGTGATAGCGTTCGTCCCAGGATCCAACTGCGGGAACAGTGGCGACAAAGTAGCGTTCATTTTTTCAAATAGATTTGGGCCATCTTTATAAACGCTTTTTGATTCCGAATCAACGGTAATGGAGCCATCGATATCGCTCAAAATGAGCCAGTTTACGCCGTTTTTCTTTATGGTAATGTCTCCGGTTCCCATTATGGAAATCAATGGTTTGGCGGCTCTTTTTTCCGGATTAAGTAACGTCTGTCCAGAAGTAAGAGCCAGCGCATTTTGTCCACTAATCAGATACTTGATTGGATGGCACTTGAAATTCAAAGCGATTTTCCCGAATCTCGGAAGAATGTCGGTAATGCTGAACTGTTCGTTGTAAACGGCTTTGTAAATGTAATTAGGATCCCATGACAAATACAACTCTCTGTAGCGCACGTCCCCTTTTAGCCATTGCGAAATGTGAGAAGCTGCTTCATGGATATCTAAACCTACTTCTGGTCTGAGATACGTGTGAATCGGATAAATGAAATTATTCAATCGCTTGTTATCAACAATAAGGCTGCCATCGCGTCCAGGAATTTTCTGGAAGGAGATATCCGCTTCTGGACTCGTTTGAGCCGTCTCGTTACTGACTACAAGGCCCATATCGCTCGAAACGGTATCGCCATACACGAAAACCGCTTGATCAGTAGAATCCAGTAATTGTTCATACAAATCTGCATCAGTAAGCACTCAATCTCCCCCTTTCTTTCTTCGTCATCCAAGCCAGGTTGTAAGCCAATGTTTCAAGATCTCTATCTGTGTTATTCTCGAATCGATCGATTGTAATATTCACGTCCCCCTCGTTATAAACGCCTGAACCGCCCTCGGATTCTCCGACTGTGTTTCTTGCAGCTTCCTTCGCGTATTTCATAGATACATCGTGAGGGATAACCTGTGATCCGTTCGGCAGATTTACCAACTCGCCGCGTCCGCCTTCATTCATCCGGGCGAAACCGCCTTGCCAGTTATTCGTACCATTCACCAAATAGGGAATGGTTCCGATGGAAACGCCGGGTATCTTGTTGATGATGCTGATTGCCGAGTTTACGCCACCAATGACACCATTAACGAATCCCTTTACTTGTCCGACTAGTGAGCTTACAGCGCTTGAGATACCGCTGAATACGCCACTTACGAAACTCGTCAACCCGTTCCAAGAGGTCTTGATTGCCTCAAAGACAGAACTGATTTTGCTAGAAACGTTACTCATGACACTAGAAACCGTGCTGTAGATGGTATTAAATACGCCGGATACCGTGTTCGTTAACCCGCTGATGATGGTACCAATGGAATTAATCGCACTCCCGATGAACGTCATGATGTTTTGGAAAACGCCGCTGATTACAGTGAATATCGTTGAGAAAATTCCCGTAACGATCTGAATCAAAGGCGTAATGAAGCTGACAATCGACGTAATGACACCCGCAACAAATACAATGATAGGCGTGATGACAGACATAATCGCGCTGACGATTGTTCCGATAAAGGCTACAATCGGGCTAATGGTCGATATTACTGCAGCGAATACTTGAACCACAACCGTGATTATCATCATGATGATTGGCAATAGTGCCTGAATGACGGCCATGATCGCATGGATAATCGCAATAAAGGCCGGCGCTACTGCGGAAACAATGTTCATGAAAGCAACAATGATATTTTGAATAACCGGCAGCAAAGAACTGATCAATACGCCAACTAATGGAACGACCTGCGCTATGATATTTGCGAACATCAGAACGACTTGTACAATGATTGGAATAAATTGATTGAACAATGAAATAACCACTGGCAATACCGAACTGATGATGTTCATGAACGTGGTTCCAACCTGAACAACTATCGGAATCAGTGTCGCTAAAGCCTGCATAACAAGCGGTATGATTGCCGTTGCCAATTGTCCGATTGTCGTTCCGATAGTTGCCATCAACGGAATGACCATAGTAGCAATCTGTTGGAAGGCTGTTACAATTTGAGGTCCAAAGTTTTGAAACAATATAATGATTCCTTTGATGATTGGATTCAAACCAAACAGTATCGTTGATAAGTTAATGGCAAAGCCAGTACCTGCTCCGTCCGCTGATTGGAATCCGGATAATAGACTGCTGAAGAACGTTGTGAAAATTGGATAAACAGCTTGAATGATACCCCAGATAGTCTTGAATACCGATCCAATCTGTGAACCGATATTTCCTAGCGAGCTCATGACCGAAGGGCCGATTGCCTGGAAAGTATTCATGATGAAATTTCCGATGTTTGCAAGTAGCAGTTGAATAAATGCGATCGCACTTTGTATGATCGGGCCAATGGTTTGGAAGACACTCGATACTTTTTCTTTTACTGCATCAAAAATACTCCCCATCTTTTGGCCCATGCCTGACAAGAGACCAGGAACGCTAGATACAAATCCGGCTATAACTGGTTGTGCTTTTTCCCAAACGGCATTCATTTTTCCGCTGAGTTCGGCAAATATCCCCATGGCAATATCTTTTACGTTGTTGAAAGCTGTTATTACCGTGTTCCGGAATGATTCACTCTTTATCATCGCTGTAGCAAACGCGGCAACCAATCCTATGATTGCGGCAACGACTAATCCCATCGGACTGAGCAAGAATCCAAGTACCCCGACAACTCTACCTAATCCCCAAATCATTGTTCCTAGCACGGTTATCACTGGACCTGCAACAGCCGCAATCCCGGCAGTCATAGCAATCAGTTTCTTCGTTCCATCCGGCAATTCATTGAATGCATTCACTAAGCTCGTGACCCTTTCCGCAATTTGGCGAATCATAGGTGTCAGCTGGCTCATTACTGAAATTGTGGCCGATTCAACGGATCCACTTAATTCGTCCAACGCACCAGCCAAATTATCTTTCATTTTAGCAGCCGCTTCTGCAGAGGCTCCGGCGGAATTTTCCAGCTCCTTGGTCATGCCTTGCAACTCTTCTTGTCCGGCCTGCAGAAGAATCATCATCCCGCTTGCGGCTTCCGTCCCGAAGATGGTAGACAGCGTGGACAGCTTTTGCGCTTCCGTCATGCCGTCCATAGACGTGCTCAATTCACCCACAATTTGATTCAACGGTTTGAAATTGCCATCAGCATCCATTGCACTAAATCCGAGTTGTTCCATCTTCCCGGTGGCTTCTTTGGTTGGATCTACCAAACGGCTGAAAGCCATTCGGAGAGTTGTTCCAGCTTGCCCTCCAGCCATACCTGCATCAACCATGAATCCTGTCGCTGCCGTTAGCTCTTCGATGCTGATTCCTAAGGCATTTGCACTTGGGCCGGCATATTTCAATGCATAGCTCAAATCTTCCACGCCTGCAGCAGTTTTATTGGCAGACATTGCGAGGATATCAGCGACTCGACCTGATTCACTCGCCTCCATGCCGAACCCATTCAACGCACTCGTAACCGTATCGGCCACCAATGCGAGGTCTTCCCCCGAAGCTTCAGCTGCGCTGATGACACCCGGCATTGAGGCAATTACTTGATTGGCATCGAAACCTTTTGCGGCCATTTCGCTCATTGCGACAGCTACCTCACTACTGGATAAGGAAGTACTTGCTCCAAGATCCACTGCGGCTTGAGTCATTGCTTTCAACTCTTCAGCACTAGCGCCTGCAATCGTCCCTGCTTTTGTCATCGCTTGTTCAAAGTCTGCAGTTGTCTGGACAGCTTTTACAAACGGAACTGTGATGGCAGCTGTCATACCGGCTCCAACCATACTGATTGTTTTTCCAGCACCGGCAATCTTTTCGCTGATTGATTTTGATGTTTCTTCTAAACCTTTCAAGTCAGATATTGCAGACTTAACCGCAGTTTTAAATTTATCCGCATCCGCCGTAATATTTGCGCTTAATACATAATCAGCCATTATTTACTCCTTTCTTTGAGCGATAGCCTTTTTCATTCCGGCGGCTTTTAATATCTTCTCAATCCAACATTGACCGTTGTTTCGATCCATTTCTTCGATGATTTTCACTGCATTCTCGTTATATTCCTTGTCCACCTTGGTAGGCTTTTTAGGGAACAATTCGATAAAGCGTTTATGCTTCTTACGGTTGAGGTTTGCCTCAGCATTCAGAACCGCGTTTCGCGTCCAGGTCGTGTCCGAAATCAATTTATTCTCATGCTCTTTCCGGATGAACATCTTTTCTTTTTCAGTCAGCATGCCGAATTCGGCCGGCGTCATGTGAAAATGGACAACAAAAAAAGCCAGATCTTTCTCATAAGAGAAATCCCTGGCTAATTCCGCGCGGCGTAAATCAGCTGGTGTAGGATTGTCGTTTTCAGGAAACTCGCTCTCGGTGAGTTCTAACGGAACATAAACCCCAAGTCATCTTGCAACTTTTCAATGATCGCCATATTTAAGCTGATCAATCCATTTTCTTCAACCACACCTTCAAACAATTCAAGTGCTTTTTTCTGCTTCACTGCTTCATTTGTCTTTTCTTCAACCAATCCGAAAGAGAATAGCTGTTCTATCAGAGAGTATCGAAGAATCCCATTGTTCTTTGTGATTTCTCCAACGACACTTGTATTCGCAGTCAGCTCAATCGTCTTCAATTTCTGTTTGTTAAATTTCAATGTATAGCTTACGCCGTCAACTTCAAACATATTTCCACTCTCCTATTTATGCTACTAGCCGACTGTTATAATCGCTGTAGCCGCCTTTGTGACATCTTGCGTAGATTTTGCTGTAATAGTAGCGGTTTGTGCTGCAGTTGCGCCTACCAAAACCGTAACCAAACCGTTTCCATCGACTGTAGCAACTGAAGCTGCGCTTGTTGTCCATGTAACTGTATCGATATCTGTTCCTGTTACTGTTGCGACTAATTGCTTGGTTTTGCCGGGCAATACGGTAGCACTAGCCGGTGCTACTGTAACCACTATTGGCTCACTAGGGCGTAATAGTGGATGCGACATCCGCCAAGTCAACCAATTCCCCAGTTCCTTGCAAACCGATTGTATAAGTCACGGCATCATCATACGGGGCCTCGATTGGGTAGCTGTTCAAGATTGCCAATCCACCGAACATATCCTTTGATGTTTTGATATTCACAACTTTAACTAAAATCGGAGCGCCTGACGTAAACGCTTCTTTCAAAGCCGCATGAGTAGCGTCTGAGCGCACATAGATACCATCATTATCGATGGACCATTCATTCAGGCCGCCGATAAACTCTTTCCATCCATTCGAATCCTTTGAAGTCACTTCGAAAGTGTCCTTATCACGATTGATTGTCAACCCTTGTTGTCCGGCTACGGCCAGAAGCGTAAAAGTCGTGCTGTTGTATAAAGCCAACACCAAATCTTTGCCGGCAATCGCTGCTGTAAGCGTGCCTGTTAATTGTGCGTATAATGGATCTGCTGCCATTTAATCATCCTCCTAAATTTTGGTTTTGAATCCGTAGAATATAGTGAAGTCATAGCCCATAATGGCATGCTTCGAACCATCTGCTTCATCGTAAATTTGTTGTACCCCTGTCGGTGTCTGCATGATTAATTCATAGCCGGCAGGCAGTTCAATTGCCATTGTCATGGCCTCAGCAAGATTGTCGATTATTTCGAATAAGGCTACTGAACCATTCGAACCATCAGCAAACGCATGAATGACAATTTGATAACGTTCTTTCCACATCGTTTTTGATGGATCTGGAATCTGACCAATAATCTCAGCTGCATAGTATGGATAATCTTCATCGCTTGGAACTAAGTCGTAGCATTCCAGCTCGGTCCCGGCCTTTACAGTCTTAATCACTGCAGCTAATACAGTGGTGAAACTCAATTTTTTAATCATGCGCCTACTCCTTCAGTTTGTTTCTCAAATCTTGTTTGTAAATCGGGCGCTGCGTATCCACGTTCCGCTTCAGGAAATACTGACCAGGTACATAACCGCCGTTTACAGTTCTATGACCGTATTCAACGTGCGGCCCATAGTCCATTAAGTATCCCATCTCATCCTTAGCGTAACGGGCTGATTTACGTAATCCGCCGCCTCCTAGGTAATCCCCAACAGGCGTTCCACCAGTTTGTTGCGACCGAGCAAAAATATCACGGATGTTTTTGTTACTGACTGCCGTAAAATCAAGCAAACTTTTTTCTAACAACTTCATTTGAAGGTCGTTCAACTGCTTTCCGTTCCATTCAAATTTCATTGTCCATCACTTCCGTAACGATCCACAATAAGGATGCGCCAACGATCATAATCCGAACCCTTCACTTCTTTTACAGAGTAGTAGCGGCCCTCGAATTTAACTTTGTAAGCTTGCTCCAAGTAGCTTTTTGATGCCCGGGTAACTATCTTTCGGTTGTTGATCGTTACATTGCGATTATCCAAAGCAATCTCTTGGGAAGTCCAATTGGAAAAGCGGCCATCCGATTGCCAAAATTTCTCCAGCGTGTTGATTGGGTTCCCAAGCGCGTCTGTCTCCAACGATTCATTTTTATAAAACAAAAGGGGCTGAAATCTCATAAGAATCTCAACACCCCTCTATTTGTATTTGCTTGTTTTTCTTTGATAGCGAGATATCTGGAGAATTCCGTTTCATATTCCTTCAGGATGTCATCCACGAAAGTGGTACTGAAGGTGTCCACTCCCTCAGTTTTGATTCCCTCATGAAATGATCGATTATACATAGCGCAGATTACTTCGACAGCGATGGAGTTCAATTCAACGGGGAACTCTGCCAGTCCCAAACGCAGTTTGATTCTGTCTAATGCAGTCGTTTCTAGTTCATACATCAGACCTGATCCGATTTCAGGAATACGAATCTTCACACGATCGATAATGCTGATTTCAAAAGTCATGGTTATTCACCGACTTTCAGTGCGTTCTCCGCTTCAATCGCCACTTCCTTGCCCTTCACTTTTTCACCGTTGGAAAGCTCATATTTGCCGCCTCCGATGTGATTAGGGAAAACTTTCGCAACTTCTTCATCCGTTTCAGCATCCGGAACGAATTTGATGAACGTTTTTCGCTGTTGATTGGCATCACTCAACAAATAATCGATATGACTCGGTTTTACATCGATTCCATCGCTTGGATAAGGTTGTCCCACTCGATAACGGATATCGCCATACTGCGTATCGTAAAATTCTCTGACTGCTATATAAGCCAATTGCGTTCATCCTCTCTTATGCGTTCGCTACAGTACCAAATACTAGTTTAGCGACACGGATTTTCTTGTTGTCATATACACGTGTCCAGTTCGTTCCTGTTTGAATCTCAGCATTCGTCGGGAACTCGCCAGCTACAGCAGTTTCAGTCCATTTAATTCCACGAGGGTGCAGCAATTGAATACGACGGTTAATCAAGTAGTCGATACCGGCAGAGTTTTTAGCATCACGGGCAACTTCAGTCGCTAGAATATTAGGGTTAGTACCGTTACCTTGACCGATTGCTCCTTCTCCGAACAAGAAGATTTCACCTACGCCCGTTCCAGTGTTAAATGCAACAGCATCATCAACAATTACACGTTTGCCCATGAAGTAAGCCAGAGGTTTGCCTTGGTCAGCTACCGGAACATATTCGATTAGGTTTAATTTTTTCAAGAATGTTTCAGTGTAAGAATTCATCATTGTTGCAGTTAGAAGGTCTTTAGAATCACCTAGCAATTGTTGTGCGTCCAAGAATGCTTCCGCACCCAATACGTTGGCGCCTACCGTTTTTCCTGAAATATCCAATACATTGCCGGACATGCTGGTTGCGCCGAAAATACCCTTCAACATTGCCAATACAATTCGTTGGTCTTGGCGTACCCAGTAATCAGATACCAGCTCTCCGATTTTAGCCAATGGATCAGTTCCGGACAATGCTCCAGCCAAGTTGTTCGCACCCCACATTTGTGCACGCATCAATTTACGCGCAATATCTTTGCCAGTTGTGATCCCTTGTGCCGTTAAATCCGTCGCTTCAGCAACGGACGTTGCTTCCGTATCAGCCAAATCATTCCAGAAAGGCATATCCATTAATTTGGATGGCCCGCTTGCCAACTCGTTGAATTGTGGATCGTTCACGACAATCCCTGATTGATAGAGTGCTGATTTTTCCGCTGTTCGATTCATGACGTACTCAGTGAATACCTCCGGTTGAATAACATCTGTTAATTTTACTACTGTCATTTATAACCTCTCCTTATTTGCCTGCTAAGGCTTTTAGTATTTTGTAGCGTTCAGGATCTTCTTTTTTCAGACGACCTTGTTCGGTTAAGTTGAAATGCTCCTTGCTAAATGGGTTCTTTGCTCCACCGGCAGTTGTTATGCTTGCCTTAGGTGGTGTGCCGGATAGCGCTTGTTTCACTCCATCAGATATCTTTGTGTTGACTAGAGCCACAAACGAATCCACGGCTAACTTTGTAGCCTCTGCATCACCCTTCACGACGAAAGCGAGCAATTCATCATCGGCATGAATATTATGCTCAGAAAGCATTTTTGATGCCTCTTTGGATAAACCGTTAAAGGCATCTTTTTTCTTGTATTCAGCCAATTCCCTTTGAAGTTTCTCCAATTCATACTTGGCCTTTTCATCTTCATTCATTTTCGCAAGTTTCTTGGCTTCTTCTAAAGCTTCCTCAGCTGCTTTTTTCTCGCGAGCAACACGGTCTTTCATCATTTTTTCGACTTCTTCTTGTGTGTACATCTTCGCAGGCGGTTTAGGGTCAGTGGGTGGAGCGGGATCCGCAGGCGGGTCCACTGGGTCTGACACTGGCGGCGCTGGATCTGCAGGTGGCTCAGTGAACAGTTGTAATTTCAAAGGTAAATATGGTCTTGATTGCTTGAATCTATCGATTTTCATCGTAATTCTCCTCACGTTTAGAGTCTCGGTTGACTATTTACTCACGCTTTATTTATAGCGTCCACAGCGAGGCAACGGACAAAAGAAAAAGGCCGAGAACAAGCACGGCCATGAGTCATTTATTTGTTTTGCCTATTTTTGTAATAGGCTTTCCTTTCAGCGTCACGTTTCTTTATATAGCGAATGTTGCTAATGGATAGGCCTATCGCTAGAAGAGAAATGAATATAGTGATTATAGGTAAATACTGCACGTTAGCACACCGCCTATTATTTTTTATCTATTCCAATAATATTTGCAGCAAATTCAATTGTTACAACCGAAATATTATTGGCATCCATATTGATATTTGCCTTGAGTATGTGGCTTATTTCCACTCCATTTACAAACAGTCCATCTTTTATTTCGACCTTGTTCAATTCTCCAAACGAATGTTCCGATTCTCGCGCCATATCCGCACCACCTATTCAATCTCTTCACCGACATCGTCACCGTACATCAGGACGTCTTTCCTTCTTTTAATGCTTCGATAGCTTGTCCAAAATTCATTTCGACACCCCTGTTTAAATTTCTATTTTTTTCTTGTTGAAGCAAAACGACCTGCCGAATGCATCGATTTGTAACCAGCTTTCAGCAAAACGCTTGCCGTCTTCTGCGTACTTCGTGATAAAGTGTTTCATACCAACCCTCCTAAAGTTGTTCGTCTATTTTTTTTTCGTAATCAGTATCATTGCCTCTAAGCGCCACTTCTTTTGCATATTCAAGCATGCCCATTTTTACGATAATGTCATTATTATTTGCATCAACATAAAAAATTTCATTTTTCGTTTCAAAGGCAATTACCAACGTTTTGATATCATTTGAATTAAGAATCAAATAATCAATAATTTCTGGTACTGTTTTTGTTTCTTCCAAAATTCCACCTCCTTCGCGTTAGATTAGATATTGGATCACTACTCCTTTCTTTTCTTAACCTCGTTGATACTGATACCCACGATCAGAATGCTTAAAGCTACAAAAATAGAGAATACAACTAAATAAAGTCCATATAATAGAACGGTTAACATTGTCATTAATCCAACTCCTTTCTCAGTCGTTCTCAATGCCGAAAATCGTTGAGCGACACCACGGATGGAACGGCGGGAAATTCGATCCGACTTTCGCATCCTTAAACTTAAACTGCTGCCCATCTAAATGCTCGCATGTTTGGCTTGTCCGTTTGTCCAGAACGGCAGAGATCTCATAACGCTTTATCCCTACATCCATAAAAGCCTGTTTGTTCGCTTGATTGGTAACGAACGCACTTTCGGTCGCCACCAATCGTAGAGACTCGTATGCGCCAACCTCGGCCCTATGCCGCAGCGTTTGGGTCATCTTCTGATAACTGTCCCCGCGAATAATGCCGTCTCGGATTTCATTGTTAAGTGTGTTTATCAATTTTTCTTTGGTGTCCCATATACGATCAGAGAAATTAGCACCATTGGTCCACTTCTCGTTTATCGTCTGAGCCATAGCGTCGTTGTTCACGCTAAAAAATGAAGAAGCACTATCCAGCCCCTTCATCGTTGATAAGTATCCATTTTCATAAGCTTCTTTGAGCAGCTGTTCTAATCCCTCTTGCTCAAATGCCCCTAATTCAACCATCTGCATCCTCGTGGATAGTTGCAGACCTTCTAATCGGTTCAGCTTATATATGCTTTCCCTGACCGGCATCAAGTGGGAATACTTTGGATTTCTTCTCATGAACTCGTCGTAATCCTTATACAGGAGATTCCTCTCAGAGTCTGTCAAGGAAATGACTAGTTTCCGGTACTCGATCACGTCATCTTTTCCGTACTTCTGATAATAGCTAGCGATATCTTTGCTGATGCTCTCTTCCAACGCGTGATATTCTTTCCGCATTTTATTGTCGAACGCATTATTTCTTTTATCCTGAGCCGCATCCAGCTGAGTCATCCGGTCAAGCCAATAGGTTTTATTATCTTTGGATTTAACTTTCTCTTCAGTAGCCATGTGATCGCCTAACTTCCTTCAGTTGCAAAGCCGCCGTTTGGATCCGTAGAATAGCCGCTATTGCCGGAATTGTTTTCCTCGGCCATTTTCTCAATCTCATCATCGACATTATCAACGATGGACAACACACTCAATTGCGTCTTTTTAGATACGACCCCTTGCAAAGATGAGGCAGTGTCCGCTTCATCCGCGATATTCCTTGGAATGTTCCGGGTAAATCTATATTTCAGATTGCGCCATTCATCTTTCTTACTGGCCTCGATGTTAGTCGGCAGGTTGAACAGCATTTTAAAACGGCGATTCATGCCTGACGTGAATTTTCGCTCCTTCATTGCGGCTAAATTCTTCATCGGCTGCAGCTTGAACTCCAGTGCAACACCTGATGCATTCCCAAAGCTTTCATCGTTGATATTTGAGACCATAGCGATCTGATAAACCAAACGCTCCAAACGGTCCAGCAAATGTTCCTGCGTTGTATCCCCATCAGGTTTCTGCAGGAATTCAACGACAATCTTGCTCGCGTCATCCGTGCCAAATATATTAATAGTCCGATTGTCCCGGATTCTCGTCACGCCATCTTCATCCAGCTCTGCACCAAGAATGCAGAGATATGCATCCGCAAAATAATCAACGTCATTGGCTTTTTCGGATAAGGCTTTGTCATACGCATTGATCAGCGATTCAATAGGCTCAAACAGCGCCTGCCGCTCTTCATTCTCAATGTATTCAATCACGGGAACATCACCGTAATAGTGTAGCTTTGTTTCTGCGAACGCTAAATCTTCTTCACCCTGGACAATGGCTACCTCCTCGTTTTTAGTGAACAGCTGTCCATTTATCTTCCCTTCCGAATCGAACTGATACCGAACCGCAAATAAAGGCTTCTGCGCAATCGTGTCATCATAGACGATAAACATATCCAGCGGATTGTTATACGTGCAGCAGGTCTCAGATTCTTCGTCCTGATAGAGCAATTCAAATCCATGGCCATAGATCGAGGTAATCTTGCTCAACTCCGCGAAATTATCGTCCATATCATTCATTCTTAAGAATTGCTCAATTCTTTCGCTGACATTTTTATCTTCATGGCTGACCTTCACAGGTATTCCAGCGAAGTAGCCGTTGAATGTTTCGACCGTATATTTTGCATGATTCACTACCAGGCGATTGTCAGGCTTGTAGGGCTCTTTCTTATCCAGACTGAGTATCGGAGCCTGGCTTTCAAAAAGGTTCTTCAGTCGCATGTATCGAGCTAGTTCGGCCTGATGAATTTCTATGAAGTTATTCACTACTTCAGCGGTTACTTCTTCCTCTGCAGGATGAATCAATATCACTTATAGCCCTCCTTTTATTGTTTTTAGTTTGACCTTGCTACGAATTCCTTCGACCGCATAACGGCAAGCATCGATAACGTGGTTATAACTGTCTACCGGCTTGTTGATGTACTCATTTGTGCCTTTGTCCTTCACCCAAGTGTAGTTTTCCAGCTCCTCAATCAGCTTAACGCAGCGTTCATCAACGATAAATTCATACTGCGAAAGAAATTGGATTCCTTGGATGACAGAATCAGGACCTTTCTTCGCCTCTCGGATCCGGCTGATTCCCTTCTGTCTAATTTCAGCAATGGATTTCTTTTCCGCAGAGTCAGCGGTTATGACTTCTTTCGAATAACCCAGGTCTAATATAGCCTCGGCAATCTTGTCATTCAGCAATCCTTTTCGCACATACTCCTCGAGGAAATAAATCCGTTTGTTCTGTTCATCTATTTTCAGGTGAATAAATGCAGACGGGTCATTGATATAACCAAAGTCGAGACCGAAGTAGGACGTTAACTGAGCCACTTCGTCGCGGTTTATCAGCCGTTTTTGATAGGTTGGGAAAACTAGCTTGTCCAGGGTAGCAAACTCGCCAAGCGCGTATATTTTGTAGTACGCAGGGTTCCGATTCGCTAACTCTTCGATATTTTGCTTCGTGAGTTCATCCAAGAAACGGTTGCTCTTGTACGTCGTCTGATAGATGACCGTGTTAGCCGGCTTCTTTTCGAAGAAATACTTAAAAACCCAGTTAGTTTTACTAACCGGGTTGAACATGAGATATATTTGCTTTTGTTTGTGGCCTTTATCCCGGAGCCGCAGAGTGAGCTGGGTAAAATCATCGACTGTGAATTCGGATGCCTCTTCCATAACCACATCCGAAATGGCTTTGATCGATTTGATTTTCTCTGGGTTATCCATTCCTTTGAAGATCAGCTCTGCATCATTCGGCAGCTTGATCCGATAATCCGTCATGTTCACCTTGCAGTAATCGAACACGCCGTAGGTAATCAAGCATTGCTTCACATCTTCAAAAATGGAATCCTTAAGAGTTGCGCCCACTTTACGTAGGAACAACACTTTACGAGGCTTTTTCCACTCACCCAAAGCTTTCAGAACTACTTTTTGGACAACGCCATGAGATTTACCGGATGAGGCGCCCCCATAGTGGGCTTCAGTGAATGTATCGTAATCATATAGCTTCTCGTATATGTGCTTATTAAAAACTCTGGATGGGTACTTAAATTCAATCTTAATCGATGGTTTCGTTTCAGTCTTCATCGTCAGCATCCCAATCGCCGACAACAATTTCGATGTTGCGGTTGGTCTGTTCTATTTTCTCCGTCCACATGCCGTAGCGCTTGCCGAGATCCACTGCGGCAGCTCTCCTGGCTTGGACGTTTGGTTTTAAATTCATCACTTCCTGAAAGCCATCGCCCACAAAAATTGGTACCGGCTCCGTTACCTCGCCACGCATAACAGAAGTAAGAAACTCCATCACTTCTTGCTGATCAGCCACCTTTTCTGAATTCAAAGCTTCTAGTCGTTCATCTACATAAGCCTTTATGCTCACATTTGCCAATAATTTATAAGCGTTCGCTCTTGCATATGATCTGCTATAACCTGCCTTTAGTGCAGCTTGTTCCACGTTTGCGCAGATGATGTACTCATCTGCGAACCGTTGCTGCTTTAACGTCAATCCTGCCATTTTCCATCACCACCTGTATTTTTTGTATTAAAAAAGACCTCAAGTGAGGTCTAATAATTATGCGATTTCTTCATCACCTTCAACATGCAACGTAGCATCATACTTGCTCCCGAATTCATGAATGTATACACGCTTAACTTCAAACACACCAACAACGCCTAAATTCGGATGATTTTTTTCATCGATTTTGTATTTCACATCGATTAAATCACCTACTCTTGGAATAATTGGGAAAGTAAATTCCTTTCCATTTGCCGAATCATGAGAATCATTCACAACGTAAATTTGCACTTTATAACCATCCATCGCTTCACACCTCCCTTTTATTAACTATACCAAAAACCCCACACAAATGTGCGGGGCCAATAAATAAAAAGGAGGCATTGGAGCCTGATTTTTTGCAGACCCCTTCAAAGACAGTATATACCTTTTCAGTTCACCTTTCGTCCACTCTTTTTCCGCTCGTCTGTAAAACATAGGCATCGATCCCGAAGAGCACGACGGAGAATTCTTCGATTGCCTTCTTTAAGTCTTTATATAAAGTCGTCTTTTCGACGCCGTAGCGTTCCATTAACGCGGTTGGATTTTCATATTCGGGTTTCAGATACATATCTTGGAGAATTTTATGCCTGCGATTAGCGACATCCCCGCCTCGTTCCGCCAATGATCTGTATGCCAGCAGCATCGCATCGATATAATCCATGATCATTTTTGTTTTCTGCTTGGACTTCATGACCTCTTTCAGATTCAGGTCAATGTGTTCCAGCAATCCCATATCTATTTCTTGATGAATAATGCCAATTTGCTCCGGCAAGTTCTCGCAATGCGCGCTTAACTTGCGGTAATTTTTCACGAGAAGTTCGGTATTACGAAAGCGACGATCATGCTGCTCTTTTGATGCAATGCGTTCTTGCTTCTTTTGCTCCTTTAATACGGTTATTGCAATCACTTCAATCCATTTTTCCGGTATTTGTTCTGCCAATTACATCCACCTTTTCCCAAAATTCACGAAACACTTTATTTCTGTTGTACTCTCAAGAAATTATTTTTTCGCTGATCAGCGAACTGCCTGGCCCGCCCCAGCCAAAATGTTTGTATAGTATCTTTTCCAATACGGCTGTCCGATCATCATCAACGAACTTGCAGTAATATCTTTTTTTATAAATCAGTTTGTTTCCATCAAGCGTATATATAAGGAACCCGCATTCGAAAATATCATAAATGCCATTGTTTAACGTCATTTGGAAGCCGTTATTCATCACATCATCCTCGAACGCTGTTCTTACGATTGACCAGTAATCCTTTTCTGGTGGTAACCCTGACTGTGTGTTCCTGTCGCTCATGCCTCTACCTCTTTCATGTCTTTGATTATTTCTTCGATGTCCTTCAGCGCCCTGCAGTATCCGCGCGGCTCGCCTTTTCCGTTTTTGTGCCTCGCAACGCTGTAGTGCGTATCATGCATCAGTTCTATTCTCTTGAGCAATAGATCCGCGTTGACCACATTTTTCTTCGGAGCCTCTTGTTGCTGCACCGGTTCCTCTTTTTTGCGAATAAAGAAATTAAAAGCCATCCAATCTCCTCCTAGACTTCCACAAATTTTTTGTCTTTTGCACTCCACTTCAGCAGCACCAACGGAATTTGATAACGGAACATGAACAATTTTGCTTTTATTTTAAACTCAGGTGTCAGGAAACCTTTGATATCGACAACCTCTATCCGGCCATCTGCGTATAATACTTCGAAATCAGCCCTGTAGGTGATGGCTCGCACGATTCTACCCGTCTGCGGATGAGCAAACCTGTCCAGTAATGTAAATGCTGCATGGAGAAATCTTCTACAAGACCCGATTTTTTTAGTTTAAGAAGATACTCGTAATAACGTGATTCTGCTTTGCTGTCGAACGTGATGCCGTCGATCGTGACCTTTTTCGCTCCGTATTTACTCACGCACTCACCTCATCCCTCTCAGTTGGCTGGTTAAACGCCTGTAAATCTCACTGTACTTCAAGCCGTTATTAATCGACTTGTCTGCAATTTTCTCGGCTTCGCGTCTCTTTATGTCAGCCAGCCATTTTTCAATCGCAAACCTCACGCGCATGCCGTTTTCGGCTATTCTGATCAATCGCCTCACCTCTGTCGGCGTTAGGCGTCGCGTGTCCAGAGTGCGCATGTGCCGCAGGAACTGGCTATCTTCTGCATAGGAATCCGGCGCATTGGCATGGACTCCCCTGGTTTCAAGGGCTCCATCCAGTTTTTCCTCGTCGTATTTTTCACTCACTCTCATCGTTCGGTCCCCATTTCTTAAAACGGAAGGTCATCAGGATTAACAGTAATAGGCTCACCAACGCCCATGAATGGATCAGTTGATTGATGATGCCCACCAGAATTTTGTTGGTTATTCCCGTTGTCTTGTTGACCGCTCGAACGATTGCTATTATCATTTTTAGCCTCCAGGAAGTGGAACTTTTCAACAATGACATCAGTCGTGTAGATTTTCTGACCATCCTTCTCGTAGCTGCCTGTTTGGATCCGTCCGGTTACATCAATCAATGAGCCTTTCCGCAAGTTATCAGCCATGGCTTCAGCTGTTTTCCCCCACACCTGGCAACTTGGGAAATCAGCCTGGGAATTCCCGTTTGCATCTTTGAAATCACGATTGACTGCCAGATTGAACCGCGCCACGGCTTTTCCTGCCGGTGTATACCTCAAATCAAGCTCTTTCGTTACGCGTCCGACTAGCACTACATTGTTAATCATTTCTTATACCTCCGTTTATTGTCCAATAGAGTCAGTATTTCAAGGTACCCCATGAGGATAACGGCCACTAATCCGATGATGACTATTTCAAATCCCGTCATTCTGTACCTCCTGCTCTATGTAAATGTCCCCGGCTTCCGGATGCTTCGGCTTGATTGGCACCACGTTTTCAGAACTCATGATCAAAATTTCCTCGTCTGTCATCAACCGCCATTGGTAGCCAGTGTAAATATACAAGTTCATTCCTCATCCTCCAGATCCTCGATTACAGGTATATATTCGAATTCGCCTATAAATTTCGCAAATGACTTGATGCCTTGCACCACCGCTTCAATAACTTCGTTGATATATTCCCCAAGCTTGCGCCACGATTCTGCATCGATTAAACAAAAAACTTGCTCTTGCGTGTAATAGCGATTTCCGTATGTTCGGACGATATGCCGATCTTCTGCAGTCATCAGCAGCGGCCCACGCCGCAATGCTTGCTTGACTTTCTTTTTTAACTGGCGTTTATTCATTCCGCTACTTCCTCACTTTCCTACTCCATTTTTTCATTTCCTCATAACGATCATGAGCGATCAAGAAAGCAGCAGCACTTTCCAAATAAAATTTAATTTCTTTTTCACTATCCAATGGCCCAGAGCTACCGCACCAGGCACCAACACATGATGTATACTCATAACGCGTTCCGTCCGATTCGAAAAATCCTACACGTTTTTGATCATTGAATATTTCCCAGTGCGTTTCGTCTATCTGGACAGTCGGCGCATCTTGAAGCAGGCTCAGCTGTTCATTCATCTTTCAACCTCCGCTGTCGTGAATAGATCCAGTTGAATTTCATCCGGCCCCGAAAGCTTCACTTCTATGGGTGTATAGCTGTCGTCAACCTCAATCATTTCAAATTCCGGATGGTCATTCACCAGTTGCACCGCATCGGCCCAATAGATTTCTAAGCGATTGCCGAATCCGTCAATGAAATAGCGCCCCGTGTACTTGCCTTGAATCCAATACTTTCCGTTCATTTTTATGCCTCCCTCTTCGAACTCTGTAGCCTTGCGATACGAGCGTTTATTGCTGCTTGCTGCTCCTGATCAAGTGCTGTCTCCGTCCGCGGTTGTTCAGTCCATGCAGGTGTTATTTCTTTTTTCGGTTGTTGCTGCCATGGATTTTGTTTTTGCTTCTGATTTCCAACTGACTCAGCTTCCGCCGCTTCAATCGTTTTGATTCCCTTGTTGGCCCAGCTCTTCATAATGGCCTTGGCATAGGAATACGGTGCATTAGCTTCTATCGCTTTTTGAAGCGCCATAATAACCACATCTTCACTCAGATCATTTATCCAATTTTCCAAATCTTGAATGATGAATGCTGTTGGCATTCCAAAATTTTGTTGATAAAACAAATGGACGCCGCCGCCGGATGATTTTGCTTCTTTCTCTGTCTCTTGCTCTATCTTTATCTCTAACTCTTTCTCTAACTCTATCTCTATCTCTGGTGTATTTTTGTACGAACATTCGTCCGACAAATGTCTTTGATTTGCTAGTACGTTTGTACGTACATTTGTAACACTTTCAGGTATTTCTACCTGTTTCTCACCTTCAATTCTTTTGCGATAATCCCTAATTCTGTCGGCTTCCGTTGAAGATTTCCCTACAAAATTCTGAATGTCGCTCATATATATAGCCCCGTTGTCCAATAGTTCAATTAAACCTAGATCCGTAAATATCCTAACGGCCTTCTCTATATCTCCCACACTATGCCGTGTGACTTGCGCTAACATCGTTGCGTTGTAAGGAATCCGCTCATTAAGCATTAACTTCCCTTCGTTCTTCAAGCTTCTTAAGTAAAGCTTCAAAAGGATATTGGAATACTTATATCCATCCGGCATACTTTCAAGGACGATCATTGAGTCGCCTTCAAAGAAATCTGCTTTAAGTTTTAGGTAATAGTATTTTTTGTTGTCAGCCATTCTCTTTCACCTCACAATCAAGAGGGGAAGCCTCCCCTCTCTGTTAATCTTTCGGCTTGATTGTTCTTTCTTCGAATAATGATTCTTGTGCTGCGGCATCTTCCAGATTGATAATTTCGCCATCTTCCGTTACAAATTCATTTGTCTTAGGAATGGCAATGACTTCTGGAACTGCTTCAAAATCTTCCAGATTATTTTCTGGAGTAATATCTCGAATGTCACCAGTATCCTTATCGAGCGTTTGGACGGTTTCGTCCGTTGTGACGGCTTTTTGCATTTCGATGGATAAGATTCCCCACTTGGAAAGAATGTTCCGGAGGATAGTCTTTTTTGCCATTGAGTCGTAATCTGTCTTCCAAACGCCTGAAAGTTCCGTTTTGTTTTTGGTTTTGTTGTTGCGAATGCGGTGTGCTTCCACTTCCTGCTTGGTCCAATAGACAGTTTTCTCGAATCCGTTCAGCAATTTAAAATAGCCGACATATCCAATAACCACATCAGACAGCTTTCCGTTTGGATCAAACTCGAATTTTTCAGTCAGTCGGTTCCAGGATGTCAATTCACCTTCGTAAACCTCAATGACATTCAATGCTTCGTATTGGCCAGATCGTTGGGCCAACTGAATGTAACCCTTATAGCCCAGGATGAATTGCCCTTTTTGCTTGTTGCCATCCTTGTAATCCCTGAATGGCACGATGTAGGCGTAGCCGAGGTTTTTGTCTAAGGGCAGGTCCAGCGTTGCGGCCGTCATGGCGCAGGTGATGATGCTCATCGGATCGCTTTGAGCTAAGTAGGAATCGTTATTCACCAGGCTAAGGACGGAAGCCGTGAATCCTTGCGATTTGTCTTTCAGGACCTCTTTGAACTTATCTTGAACCACCGGTGAATTAAGCAGTGATTTCAGCCCCAATTGTTTCGTTTGCCCTGGCGATTGGTTGCCGTTATTTTGTAGTTGGTTTTTCAAACTTGAATTCGTTGCCATGATTATTTAATCCCCTTTATCGTTAGTCTTCTTGATTGCGACACATTCACATATTTTTCGTATATATCCGGTTGTTCTTTTTGCAAAGTCTTGGTATCCAATCGGTTTGTGGTGACTGGCTTCCAGTAAATGAGATTCGTTGGGGTGATGCCTATCTCCGCATCCGCTTCTCCAAGCGCCAACTTTATCTGATTCTCGTATAAGCTGATGGTTTCCTCTACGGTCTTCTTGGCGGCCTTCGCTTCATTCAGTAAAGCGATTGTTTCATCAAAGGAAGAGGACAAGGTGATCTCTTTCCCTGCTTCACTGTTGGCATATCGCTCTTTCAGGAAATCCGTTGCTGCTTGGCTGCCATCAATCGGAGGCGCGATATTTTGCTTTACATTGACAGTCCAGAATGCAATCAGACGCTCCTGAATGAGATCTATCAACTCCTGGTCTCTTTCTATTCGCTTCCATTGGAACTTCTGTCCGCCTACCAATACAGCGATGTAGGCATAGTCTTTATCCAAGACGTTGAGATAATGCTGCACCTGAAAAATATATTGTTCCGGTATGTTTTCTTCCGTCCACTTGTCTGCTAAATACACGCTGGCTGTCTTGCATTCCAGGATGGCATTTTCTCCAACGATTTGACGGTCAACGTTTGCGCTCAGGAAATCATATTCTTTGTGGAAATACATGTGATTGTCTTGGCGCACCTTCTTTTCTGCCCGTCTTGAAAATTCTTCTGCGACCGTCTGCTCGAACACATTCCCCCAATAAGCTGCTTCGCTTGAATCTGTTGTATCGATATCGATTTGACCCGTCTTATCTAGCCACAATTGATAGGGGCTCTTGTATTTATTGAATCCAAGAATGGTTGCCACATCGCTTCCGCCGATGGAGGTCCGTCTCAGGTCCAGCCAATCGAATCGGGTCATATTTTTAGTGGATACTTTCTTCCTCATTCTCCTGCCACCATCACTTTCTGTGTTTCCTTAACGAACCGGGAAATGTCTTCCAAACGGACAAGGCCCAGTTCCGTCTCCACGTATTCATCACCATCATAAATTTCGTTTCCTTCCCAGTCAGAACCGAATAGCTGTGGCTCATCCGGTTCCAAAAACCGTTCAAAATTTGTTCTGTTCATGATATACTCACTCCTATAAAAGTATTATTTTTTAACCGCTGATTTTGCTTGCCGGCTATCAGCGGCTTTTTTTGTATTCTTTTTTGACTGCAGAGAGAACTTTCTTTGCATATTTATCTAACCTTTCGAAGTCACGCAGCTCCAGGAATGTCCCTTTATTCACGTTCACTAGGACTACCGGCAACGATGCACCATCAATGATCCAATAAACTTTCACGAAACCGGCATCCACCTTGCTTTGAATATGCGATATGCCACGTTTGCCCAATGCATTTGATAATAAAGCTAAACTCATTGCATCCCTTCCTCTTCCATTTCTTCTAGTTGTCTTTGCAGCCTGACAATTTTATGCTCGAACGCACGCGCCTTTCTCGCTGCTCTATCAGCTTCAGCTTGATACCTTGCTGCACTAATACGCATGTCGCGAAAACAGTTTTCCGCCGCTTCTATTTGAATCAGCATTTCAATATACTTTTCTGGTTTCATCATCATTAACCTCCTATGAGTCCTTGTTCTATACCTCCGGCTATGCCAAACAATATCAGCGCCAATCCGATCAACAAGCCATATACAATCGTTTTGACCAGGATCTCCTCAAACTCATTTGAAAAGATTTTCATGTTCTACCTCCTATACCTGTTATCTTCCAACCATCTGAAATAGTCTTCGAACCTATCCAATTTGATCAACACAATCTTATGTGTCGGGTTCACAACGCCGTCCGCAAACTTTGGATTATCACGCATGTCCGCAATCCACTTCGTCACTGTCGTCCTGCTCACGCTATACATCTTGGATACGACGTCCTTGTTGCCGTATTTGATTGCAGCGCGCTCTGGATTTTGTTCCACTTCACTTAGGTTAATCGTTACCGGTTTCGGCATATTACTCACTCCTCTCTAAAAACATCTAAGCTAACTTCCAATGCATCGGCTATCTTACACATCAGCTCGAAACTGGGCTTCTTGATTCTGCCTTTTTTTAGATCTGATACGGTACCGGAATGAACCTTCATGCGTTTGGCCAGCTGCTCCTGGTTCAAATTCTTCTCTTTCAATATTTTTTCGATGGTGTCCCACATAGAACCACCCCCTAATTGCTATATATTGTATTTTTTTGGTAACTTTCCGTGATATATCGTGTTATACTTTTGTTTGTAGGACTCGCCTTCGACCGGAGTTTCCTGCAAATCTATGTATAAGAAGCGAGGTGATATTTTTTTATGGGAGATCAACATGTAACTCGAAATCAAGATGGAACTTGGAATGTTTTAGGAGCAGGAAATAAGCGCGTCACTAGTAAACACGAAACACAAGCCAAAGCAATTGACGCTGCCAAAAACATCGCTAAAAACCAGAAGTCCGAAGTTGTCATCCATGGAGTTGATGGTAAAATCCGTGCCAAGGATAGTTACGGAAAAGATCCACATCCTCCAAAAGGCTAATTCTCATATTGCGGAATAAGCCGAATAATATAACCTTCAGCAGGAGTTGCCTCTTCAGCAGTAACTTCTGCTATTTTTTCGCCGTTTTCTGTTTCTATGACTAACTTTTGATATTTTTCTTGATTTAAAATGCCGTTCTCCATCCTCTTAAACCTCCATTTCTTCTACAAGCGGAATAATCTTTAGTCCGTCTGCGGTACGCTGAACTATGCGAACATCTGTTTCTTGGCCAAATCTAACGGTTCCGCTTTTTAGATTCATGTTCATTTTTTTGCCTTCTATTGAATCTTTCGATTCCATAGTGGGCATTTCTTTTTCTGTATCTCCCATCCCTCTCACCCCTCCATTTCTAAATCCATTAATGCGATAATCCCGCGTCTTTCAAGCAGCTCATGAATGAACAACCTTCCCTTTTGCGTCCATTTAGTCTGCATCTGTGTGTCAGGCTCTCCGTTGCTCCGTACGATGTTAATTGTGTTCGATTTGGTGTACCCATTATTCATGTGGTTTTTGTACAAGATCCATTGATTTCCAACCTTGTGCTGCACACGTTCCTCATGTAAGACTTTGTTCAGTTCTCTTGCGGACAAGCCATAGTCTGCAGCAATCTGCGTTACCGTAAGCAAACCTTTTGATTGGAGAATTTTGTCCAGGTATCCGATTTTTGGTTCGTACTCCGCAATGAGTTGCGCCTGTACCTCAGTCGTTTCGAGCAGTTTCTGCTTCTCCCGTTGCTCCTCAATCCACGCCTGTGCTCTTGCGATTGGATCCTCAATCATGTACGAGTTCTTTGGCTGAATCGATTCCATTTCGTTGAACTTCTTGACGTATCTCGCGGTGAACAGCACGCCCTTCTTTCCAGTCAGCTTATTGGCCACCATCTCGCATCCTTGTTTTGTTAACAAGAAACATGGACGTTCTTGGTTGTTAGCATCCGTATAAGTTGACTCTATGAAGAAATCGCCCGACGCAATTTTGCTTTCGGCTAAATAGTTGATATATGTACGAATATCTCTAAGTAATTCTGTGTGTCTTTTTTCAACCATTGTTGAAACTTCCCTCGAATCGATTGCTGCTGATCTATTTAGTATTTGCAAATTATTCATTTTGTTCCCTTCTTTCTTTTGTTGGTTCCCTTTGAGATAATGCTCTAAAGGAGGTGATACTATGTCTACAAAGGTTTACGCCAATTTAATTGGTAGCTGGGTTGATTTATCAACAGATGATTCATGTGTAATGGGTCCGCGCATGACCTCTCCCTATATATGGTGGGAAGAAAATGCTGAATTGTTTAGTCCCATTCAGAAAAAGGAAGAAAACACAATGTACAATCAGGATTACATCGTGATTCATTACAAGAATCGCGATTATCGGATTCATCCGATCTTCATTCAGATTGTCGAGTCTTAAACTATTTCTTTAACCAGTGACCTATAAGCTCCTTATCATGGCTGTTAAGTTGCACCTTAGCAGCTTGATAGGAGTAATTTTGATTAACCACCTCAACAACTCTTTCCCATTCAGATTTACTGAGCCCATCAGTTATTTGTAGTAACAATTGTATTTTTTCTTCATTCATGTTATTGCTCCTCCTTTTCTATTTTAGTTCAGTTTTCTGAACCTTTTTAACAAAAAAATATTCAGAAACTTCATTAGGTTCTATCAACAAGAGCTCACAAGCTTTTTTTATTTGCGGTTGCGTAAAAAAAGTATGTCCGTTCAATTTTCCTGATAGTGCGACAGTACTCATGCCTAGCGCGATAGCGAATTCTTCCTGCGTAGCGAATTTTTCTCTGATGCGACCGCGTAATTTGTTATATTCGAAGCTCACTTTATTTTCACCTCCTTTAAATTTAAAGTTCAGTTTTCTGAACAACCTAATCTTAGCATGTTATTTTTATGATTGCAACACAAAATATTCAGAAATCTTAATTTTATTTTCGTTAAACTTGTATTTGCGTTAAGTTTTCTTTATTATGTAATTATAAATATTACATAAAGGAGGATAGAAAATATGGTTGAATCATTTAAAGAACGATTGAATAAAGCTATCGCTGAAAAAGGTATTAAACCGGCAGAATTAGCGAGACGAACGGGGATAAATAAGTCTTCCATTACTGCATGGTTAAAAGGTGATTACGAAGCTAAACAAGATAATATTTTCAAGTTATCTAAGGCTTTAGGCGTAAGCGAAGCGTGGTTGATGGGAATTGACACACCGAGTTCTGCTCCAACTAACATAATCCCTATATCCGCCGACAATATGATCGCTATACCTATTATCGGAACCATCGCATGCGGCGATCCGATATTAGCAGATGAGAACATAATCGGCTATCGTTACCATCTGAAGGATACCCTACCGGGTGGCGAAACTTTCTATCTGAAGGCTGCCGGCGACAGCATGGAGCCGACAATCAGAAACGGTGCTGATGTTCTGATCAGACTTCAGGAAGAGGTTGAAGACGGCGAAATCGCGGCGGTGCTTGTGAACGGAGACACAGAGGCTACTTTGAAGCGTGTGAAGAAGCAAGGGGATATCATAATGCTAGTGGCTGAAAATAGTGCATATGCGCCTTATATTATTACGGAGCATAATCCTGCGAGAATACTTGGTAAAGCCGTTGAAGTTGTTTTTGATTTGTAGGATTTTTTGAAATATATTTCAGGAGGAGATTGTTATGAAGTTTTGTCCAGAATGCGGTAATAATATTGAGGGTGCGAAGTTTTGTCCGGAATGCGGATATAAAGTTGGAGGATCGACTACAAGTGCTGCAGCTACAGTTGAACCTGTTAAGGAACACGGAGAAAAGGAACTGTTAACCTTCTCGACTTATATGTTTGGAATGGAAAATCAAAAGGCCAACATTGGTGGGAAATTTGATATTTCTATGCCTAAAGAGAATTACACGATTACCTCCGAACGTCTTATTATAGAAAAACAAGGTGTGGTATCTAAAAAGCGAGAAGAAATAGAACTTTTTACAATCAAAGATATTAACGTGAAACAAGGCTTGAAAGAGAAGGTATTGAAAATAGGAGATGTTGAGATTATCAGCAAAGACTCGTCTACGCCGGTGTTAGTTCTACGTCGAGTTCAGGATCCTGCTCACGTTCGCGAAGTCTTACGTGCTGCAGTGCGGGATCTGAAAAAATCGATGAATGTGAGTTATAGGGAAGAATTATAAACAAAAAATCCCCATTCCCCTGCTTAGCATAGCAGCGAGTGATAAAGCGTATTTTTAAATAATAGGAGGAAATCATATGGGCCTTTTTAGTAGAAATGAGGACAAAAAAACAGCAAAAATTCTAATGGCGGAAGAAAAGAAAAACGCTAAACTTGAAAAAGAATTAATTAATGAAGAAAAAATAAAAACCGGAAAATCAACAATTAAGATTCTAAATGATGCAAAAAATCATTTTGAAGACAACGAAGAACTTATTGATTATGTGTCTGGAGTGTATGATGCTAAATTATTGAATGCAGATACAAAAATTAGCGGCGTCCTTATCGCAACAAATAAAAGAGTACTTGCTTATGGGAAAAAAATGACAGGCTTTAATTTGGAAACAATTGACTATAACAAGATTTCATCTGTTGAATATAACAAAGGTTCGATATTGTGGGAACTTAAAATACATACTAGTGGAAATGTAATAAAAGTCGAAACAGGCATGCATCATGGAACTATAGAGCTTATCAAAATTATTAAGGACAAGATAAACATACCATCTCAGGTGGTAACCGCAGCCGCCCAAGAAAAAAGCCTTCCTGATCAATTAAAAGAGTTAAAAGAACTTGTTGACATGGATATTCTTACGCAAAGTGAATTTGATGCTAAGAAGAAGCAAATACTAGGATTATAAACAAAAATCCCCACTCCCCTACTTTGGACGGTAAGGAGTGAAAAGTATATCAGAGTGTTCGGATGAAAGTATGAATTTGCCTTTTCCTTATTATAATAAAGAATGGAGTAGAACTTTATGGATAAAAATGCAATTGGGTATATAGTTGAGATACCAAATGAATATACGGTAATAATTAATGTTGGAGAGTTCTCAGTTTCTGTTGGAGACAAAATCTATATATATGAATCCGGAAAAATTATTGAAGATCCTATAACAAATCAAAAACTCGGACAATATGATTTCATTAAAGAGACAGTTGAAGTTACCGAAGTATATCAAGAATTTTCAGTTTGTAAAAAGGTAGTTAGAAAAAAAGGAAACAAAATTTCAATTGCTATGACTCCTTTATTACAAGAGAATATATATGTTACTTACGATGAATTAAAAGTAAATCCAGATGAAAATAAACATTGGGCTATCTCTAATTCATTGATTTCAATTGGGGATCCAGTAAAAAACAAAATTAGTTGACAGTTTCAAAATACTTCGATAAGATAAACTTAACTGAAACGCCAACGGGAAGTTGGTACGGAGTTTTCTTATCGAAAGATAGGGAGGCTCCGTTTTTTTATGTCAGACAATATTCCTTTCAAGTCATTTGAAGAACAACTTGTAAAAATACAAGAGAAAAACATCGATATTATATCGGAAGACTTTACTATTAATTCACTTAAAAATCATTCTTATTACACCTTAATCAACGGTTATAAACATCTATTTCTAAAGCCTGGTGAAACCGACATTATGATAGACGGAACTTGTTTTGAAGATTTTTCAGTAGCATATTATATAGATACGAATATTAGTAGTTTAATATTTAAATATATCCTCTTCATTGAACGCGGACTACGAACACGCGTTTCCTATGTTGTTGCTAATACATTCGGCGTAGAAAACACTGGTGATAATAGTTATCTAAAAAGAGGTTTGTATCTTGATAGCCGGCGCCTGAGAGGAAGTACTTTGCGTGATTTAGATGATTGCATCAGGAATTGCAAACAAGGTTCCGTTACCTATTACTATAAGGAAAATAAAGCTAATATCCCTCCTTGGATTGTTGTGAATGACATATCCTTTTTCAATACAATTTCATGGTTCGAAATTTTACCTTATGACTTTAAACAGATGATTTTAACAGACTACTTCAACAACTCCGAATTACCAGAAAGAGGCCATGCGGATTTTCTGTATTACTCCATGAATTTCTTAAGAGACTATCGAAACATCGCCGCTCACGGAAAAAGGAACTTCAAAGAAAAAATTAAGCATTATATTTCTCCTGGTAACAGCTTACAGTTTTTTGGAACGACATTGCTTACACAAAGTGATATAGATAATGGCTTTGGCTTTAAAGATTTATACACAGTAATCATACTAATTCTTAAATACACTTTTGACGAGGTTGTACTAAGTAATTTCGTCCAAGAATTACTGGTATCATTACTTCCTTATATTGATTCTGAAACATATGAACCTAATAAATTGATCAATGGAAAAAATATTTATCAAATCTTAAACATACCAGAAAACACTATGACAAGGATTTTTACTTACATTGAAGAGTTGTACGCAAAATAAAAACACCACTCTCCCCGACCAAAGCGAAAGTGGTGTTTCCAAAAAAACGCCCATAAATAGAGCGATTTGTTACGCCCTATTATAACAGATAGGAGCTGAAAAAGCATGTGGATGGAAGAACTACCGAACGGGAAATACAAATTCTTCGAACGCTATGAAAACGAACTGTTCGGGAAAACAAAGAAGTTTTCCGTCACCCTAACCAGCAAAAGCTCCCGTGCTCAAAAAGAAGCCAAGCGGATGCTGGACGAAAAGAATCAAAAATTCCTCAAGAATTTCAGCCTGACGAAAGCCGGGATGAATATCACTTTTGAAGATGTGGCCAACGAATGGTTTCCAAAGTATCTGCAGACTGTGAAGGCATCGACCGGAAAAACGCAAAGAAGATATTTCTCGTTAGTAATGAATAACTTCCCTAAAGAAGCGTTGGTTTCCAAAATCGATACCGGCACGCTGCAGGACTATTTCGAAATGATCTATTACGAAAAGAACTACGGCTTCGATACCGTCAGAAACATAAAATCAATGGTTAACCAAATCTTCAAATACGCAAAGAAACGCAACTACTGTCTGTATAACCCCGTTTCGGATGTCGAACTGAAAAAGAAACCGATCACGATGTCGGAGCGCGAAAAAATAAGCAACAAATTCCTAGATCATGATGAATTGGAAACCTGCCTCTATGGGTTGTCACGCTACAACGTCCGTTATTCGCGTCTGTGCGAGTTTATGTCATTGACTGGCTTGCGGATTGGCGAAACGAATATATTGCGGGCATCCGATATTATCGATGGCTGCGTGAAAGTATCCGGCACCTATGCCACCGATACGAATTCTGTTGCCGATGCATACATCAGCACCCCCAAGACGGCAGCGGCTTATCGCATGGTAGCCTTGTCGGATCGGGCCATTGAAATCATCCGGTTATTCGAATCGGAGAATGAACTATACAAATCAGAGTATCCGGATTATGATGATAAAGGTTATATCTTCGCCATGCCGAAAGGAACGCCTATCTTGCACAGCATAATCAATTACCACCTGAAGAAAGTGATGATTGACATGGGGATCCAAAAGGAGATTTCGACGCACGTTTTCAGACATAGCCATATCTCCATCTTGTCAGAGTTGGGCATCCCAGTGAAGGCCATCATGGAAAGAGTTGGCCATTCTGATCCGAAGGTCACGTTGGAAATATATACACACGTTACGAAGAACATGACGCGGGATATCGTGGACAAACTAAACAACTTGAAATAG